GCTCACCCTATTGCCCGAAGCATCACCGGGCGGCTTATGGCAATCGCTAGCATGAAAACGGAAGACCCGGCCGACGAGCTATTCCGCCTGCGCCGACTGCTGTGCGTGGTCATGGCCGATTCGTTTGAGCGTATGGCCAGGCGCATGCGCACGGTCAAGCTCGCCGAGCGGCTGCGCAATTATCTGGGATTGCGGCTGGAGGGCGAAGATGTCTGAGGCTGGCGCTGGACCGCAGCGCAGAGGCAACGCAGGCCGAAGCGGGCCATCTGCGTCCGGCTGATGCGCCACTCGGTGACGGCTAGCGGCTCCGAGGTCTTGACGACCTTGAGCAGGCCGGCAACCGGCACCGCTTGCACCCGCCGTGGCGGGATATATTCAATGCTGCCGCCTTGACCCTGGAAGATGATCAATCGACCACAAGATAGATCACGACGACGGTGTCGTCGGTCTCAAGCTCGAGTTCTTCCATCAAGCCGGGGCTGAGGTCCGCCGCCCGGCCTCCGGTCTTTTCCTCATGCGGCCCCCAGTCCGCTGGCCTGGCAATGGCGCAGCGGTCACTCGAAGGCGCATAGACCACGCAGAAATTAAGCGGGCTGGATAATGTCGATTTGCTGGTTTGCGAATAATCCCACCGGCAAGCCACATAGAGCTGCTCGGGGTTCAATCGTCGGGCCATCCCGCTCGTATCCTCCGGCTGCTCTTCAAGAAACAGATCCTCGGCGGCGTCATCAGCCACATCATCCCAGGTTTCCCACCACGCGAGGTCTTCACTCGGGCTAACCCCGCTATCCTCGGGGCCGCCGAACCAGCTGCACGTGCCGGTGAATTGCGCCGCAATCCTCATGGCTTATTATGGAATTCCTCGCCATTGACGACCAGGACCACGTCGCCAATGAGCTTGATCGTATACTCGACTGCAGGCCGCTGACCGCTGCCCTGGATCAAGGTGCCGTTGACATAGGTCGAAATCGGGCCGTGGATCGCCGTCCTAACCTCGATGCGATTGTCACCGACCGGAGTTTCCGGCGGCGGCTCAAGCGGCGGTTCGGCGGGCACCTCACGGCCGGATAGGCTTTCGGCCAGAGCTTGAGTGATCGCCGAGAAGTTCTGATGGTAGTTTTGCGAGTCGCCGCTGTGGTCGCAGAAGCAGGTCTCGACTAAGACGGCCGGCATCTCGGTATTGTTCAGGAAATAGAGGTCACCGCGGTACTTGCTGCCCCGATTGGTGAACGGCCCCGCGTCGGCGAGCGCTGAGGATATGACGGCGGCCAAACTCTGCTGCGTCACATAGAGCACTTCACAGCCGTGCGCCGTGCCATCATAGGCATTGAAATGCACACTGACATCGAGATCGCGGGTCTGAGCATTATGCCAATTGACGATGGTGGCGAGATTGGTCGATTGGTCGTGCGAGGTATCGTCATGGAAAGTCAGGCATTCGATGCCGATCTGCCGCAGCAGGTCGGCGACATCCTCGACCACGCGTCTGGCCTCATCGACCTCATCGAGCTCCGGCGGCACCGGCGAGCCGCGGGCGCCGCGGATATGAAGTCCATGACCACTGGAGATGCAAATCTTCATTATTTTAATTCCTTGATGTGACGGATAATGTCGTAACAGCTCTCGCGCGTGCCAATGAATTTGCCGTTGGTCATGAACACCACACACTTGACATTCGGGCCGAAATGGCCCTCTTCCGCTTCGCGTTGCTCGCGCAGGCTGGAAATCTCGCTGGCGTTCAAGTCGATGGCTTGATTATCCGGGCCGTGCACACCGATCAGATGCAGATTCAGTGCCAGCGCGGCATAGAACAGCATCAGGCTATCCATGGTCATTCACTCTGCGAGCGATTGAACAGCGTGCGGACTTTTTGGCAGTCTTCCAGGACGCCGATCCAGCGCGCATCATCGAAATGGATGATGCATTGCACCGGCGCGAGATGCTCTTCGTCCTTGGTCAAAGGACGGGCGGTCACGATATGGTCGGGATTGAGGATGACCTGCTGCTGGTCCGCCAAGGTCAGACTCATCAAATGCAAGGCGAGAACGATGCTGGGGTCCATCAGGTCCGCACCGGAAGATACAAGCACAAGCCGGTATGGGTCTCTTGATGGACGCAGGCATGGCAATCGCCGTCCTGGCTGGATTTCATCTTGTCGCGGGTAAAAAAATAAACCGCACCGGAATAATCGGTGAATTCAAAGCCGCCATGGGTGGCGACGATGCGCTCGCACGCCACCGGATGACAGTCGCGGTCCTGACAACAAGCCTTGTCGTACCAACCGTGGACGAGCAGAAGGAGCGCCAGCAGATACTTCACGGACCATCCCGGCCGCGGCGGTCGACATAACCCACCAGCGCTAAACTGCCGGTAAAGCTCAGCGCGCTGCCGCTGGCGGTGTGGTTATAGTGGCCCTGGCCCGCGGTATTGGTCGGCAATCCTTGACTCATGAGCAGCGCGGCATTGGTCAGCGTGGTCGAGTTGCTGCCGCCGCAGATCACCGACCAGACAAAGCCGCCGCTGACAATATTGGCGGCGTCGGACAAGCTGAGCACAGACGAAGCATTGGCGCCGACATTGCAGTTCAATGAGACCGAGCCATAGACCAGTGGATTGACAACGATGCCGGTCGGCACGTCATAACTCACCAGCACGGCACTGCTGACGAAGCCGAAACTATGGACGGTAACGGTGATGCCGTAATAGACGAAATCGTTATTTTGCAGAAACTGATAAATATGGCTCGAGCTGTCGGTCTTGAAGGCCCCGATACGACGATATTTGACGTCGGTAATCGCCGCCGGCCGGTGCGAGCAGGTCGCGACGCTGTCGAACCAGTAATCCGGTGCGCCGCCATTGCTGGCAAGACAAACATGCCACCAAGTTGGCGTCGTCGTCACATTCAGGCCGGCGCCCATGCCGCAGCCGCCCGCGCCACTGGTCCAGGGCGGCGGCGACCCGACACAAGCGGCATTGCCAGTGATGGCCTTGGTGAAAGTCCCGGCATTGATGGTTGTCGCATTGGTGCTGTCGGTAGCAAACCCGACGCCGATATCGAGCACGGTGTTTGGTGTCGTGGCGTCATTGGCTAGCGTCAGGCCGGTCAGATAGTTCGGCACCGGCGCGCTAATGGTGATGTTCGGCGAGGCCGTGGTGACGCTGACGCCCGGACCCCCCACCAGATTAAGCGGCCCGGTCGCGCCATTGAGCGACGATACTGCACCACCCGAGAACCGCACCCAATTGACCGGCGACGTGCCGATGGTCGTCACCGTGCCCGACACCAGCCAGGCGGAATTGGCTAACGTAGTTCCTGCGGTGATAAACGCATAGGTACCATTGCTGATCAGATGGGGGCCGCTGCCCGGCTGATTGGCATCGGTGGCCCGCGTCAGCACCCACGGCGCGCCCGCACTGCCCGTCGCAGTCACGGTATAAATGCCGTTATTGGCCGCCGTGACTTCATCCTTGACAATGACGCGGTCATTGACCGCCACGGTAACGCCATCAACCGATAGCGCGCCATTGGCATTGGCCGTCAGGGTGGCGCCGACGCCCGCTGCGCCGTTGGCATAGGTGTTGGCGGGCAATGCCGCCGTGGTCGCCACACGCACCGCATCGTGGGGTGACAGCCCGACCGCAGCATGATCGACATACTCCTTGTTGGCCACATCCTGGGCCGCTGTCGGATCATTCATGCCGGTAATGCTGCCGCCGGTAATATTGACGGCGTTGCTGTTCTGCGCCGCCATCGAGCCCGCCAGCACGGCTTGCCAATTGGTGCCGTCGCTGACGAACTTGCCGGTGCCACCAGTCTGCAGCACGACATTGGCTTGGCCCGCCACCAAGCCGGTGGCCGGTGTGATGGTCACGGCACCGGTGCCGATATTGATGACGGTGAACGAGAACGGATAGAAGCCGCCCGCGCTAGCGGCGCCGATCGACATTGCTACCGGCGTGGCGTTGTTGAACAGAATGAGTTGGCCATAATCGGTTAATTGCAGTTGATAGGTGCTGACGTTGAATTGCTGATTGATCCCCGGGAACTGGTCCCAGCTGACGATATAATCCTGCAAACATTGCCGTGTCGAAAACGGGCTGATCTGGCCTTGCAGTTGATCGGGGAAGCAATTGGTTAGTGCATTGAGCAAGCTCTGCTTGGTCGATGGCGTCGGCGCATGAGCCGCCTGGCCCGCGGGCGGCAGATTGGTCTGCGCATAGCTGGCGGCCGCCTGCAGCAGAACGGCCAATGCCAAAATGAGCCTGCGCATCATTGCACCCGCATGCACCAGTTGGTGGTCTGGCCGTGACTGACAAGAGAAAAACCAGTATTGCTGGTATTGCTTGTCGACCCAGTAATCGAAGACGCCGTCCCCGTGCCAGTCGTGGCCGATGTCGTTCCAATCGTCGTTGACGTGGGAGCCGCATAGAAGAGACCGCCCGCGCCGCTGACGGCATAGCCGGTGGTGCTCGGGGGAGCCAAATGCGTATGACCCGGGGCGACCTCCGACGCGCTCACATTCAAGGTTGGAAGCTGGCCCGCCGTGACTTGCGTACCGCCGCCGGCAAGAGCGTTTGGACCATGTAGGCTTTGCCCCAGCGCATTTGGTGAATTCGTGGTGTAGGTCGCAGTCAGCGAGTTTATTCCGGTCTGTGCGCTGCCGCCCATATTGTTGCGGCCATACAGCAGTTGCCCACGGCGATCAGGTAAGTTAAAGGTCGTCGAGCCATCGCCATTAGGATAGGCAAAAAACACCGTATCCGCCGTTCCCGAAGCGCTTGCCGTGGCCACCATTGTCACTTGGGACGCCACAAGATTGATCGATTGAATGGTGGTCTTGGCCATGTTGGCCACAGGCTCGACGGCCATGCCGATGGCCAATTGCTGCAGGTCGCCACCCGTGAATGTGACGGTCGAATTACCCGAAACATAAGTGCCGGTAAGATGTTGCGTTAACTGATTCAGCAAAGCGGTAAAGATCCCACGATCGAGCAATTGCCCGGACTCAAACTGAAAGCCGCTCGGCGCACTGAAGCCAGCGCACGAAATCTCGCCGCCGAGCGGGACGCCGACTGCACCCGCTGTTGGTAATGGATTTTGCAGATGGAACGTGTTGGCGATCGCATCATAGACCACATTGGCGACATTGTTGGCCGCGAGCTCGCCGCCGACCAAGGACACCGGCCCGGTATTAGTATCGACTACAACGGGGATAACCGGCCCATTCTGATAAGGCGTAATCGTCACTGGTCCGCCGTTTGGCCCGCTCGGCTGAAACTGGATGTTCTGACCCGCGGTCGGCGTGAAACCGACATCATTGAGCACAATGCCATTGACCGTGCCGCCCGCCGTGCCGGCCCAGAACCAAGAATTGCCCGCCGAGGTGTCGGCCGTCAGCAAATCGAACACCATGTTGCCCGAGGCCATGCCATTGACCACCGGCCCGGTCCATAATTGCTGGCGGTAGGAACCGACACCATAAATCACCGCACAGCCATTCTGATCAAGCTGGATCGGCGCATTGTTCTGGGCATTCTGGAATGGATCGAGCCAGGTCGTCTTGAACGTCGTCGTGCCCGGCACATACATGGCGACCGAGCCTGATGAGACGGGTCCAACGGCGGTTTGAAAGCATTGCATGCCGTTGGGCAAAAGTGTCGTCGCCGCATCGGCCCGCAATGCCGCCATCACGAACAGCAACGCCAGTAAGAGCCATCGTTTCATTCACTGCCTCGTAAAACCATAAGTGCCCTTGATGCGGCGGTTGACAAACCAGCCTTTTGATGACGCCGTAGCAAATTCCACGTAAACTTTATTGGGCACATTGTGATAGATGTAAGAGCCGCCTTTTTTGCCTTCCTTGCCCTGATAGGTCACATAAAGCTCTTTGGTTTTATAATCATAGCCGAGAGAGGCAACCGCCTGCGATAAGCGGCCACCTGGCATTTTAACGTCTGGTTCTGCAATACCATAAGGTTTCGTGCCAGGCTGTCCCGGCACCCTGCTCCACGAAATCGTCGGCTGCTCGTTGGGTCCCGGCCGTTGCGCAGGACCGAGCGCACGCGCTGCCTCGCGTAACCGCCCAGCGCGGCTCTGCGGCCCGAGCGCTGCGGCGGCGCGGCTTAGGTCAGCAGCAATGTCACGCGGCGAGCGGGCCATCAGGGAATATTCTTGGAAATTTTGGCAATTTCCTTCACAAGGTCGTTAAGCTCAGCACCGTGATGCTGCCAGACCTGTAAAGCGCCGTAACCGGTTGCCGCTCCACCAGCTACATGAAGACCCGCTTTCCATGCGGTCTTTGCCAAAAACTTGGCAACCGGTCCAGCATACATGCCCAAGCCTCTGAGAGCACCTGCCGCGCCGACTGGCCCTAGCACAATTGCTCCAGCCGTGGTCGGATCAATAGCCTCGTCAATAGCCTTTAGCGTTTTCTCAAGCGGCGACCAGTCGCTCATCATCCTGCCCGCAAGGGGACCACCTTCAAATCCATGAGCCATCGGCCGATCTTGTGGCGAAATCCTTTCTGTCGGCGGCCTAGCCTCAGGCGGCAACTCAGAGACAGGGACAGGCCGCTTAAAACCGCGTTGAATGATATCGGTGGGGTCGCGTTCGCCCGATGGCGCAGACGCAGGCGTGAGCGCGGGCGCGCGCGCTGCTGGCTTCTTAAAACCCCGCTGAATAATATCGACGATCGGTATGTCGGATGTAGTCGGCTGCACTGCTTGCTGCTGTTCAATATTCGGTTCTCGCATTGGCGGCGGCATCGTTCCGGCGGTAGCGGTTTGTAGCCAGGCGGGCAGCGCATCGCTTTGCGGCATCACCGCTTCCGGGCCGTTCTCGGCAATGGTGGCAATCGGACGCCTGGTCCTCTGATCGACCACGATAGCAGGATCAGTAATCACGCCGCCTTGTGCCATGCCTGGAACGCCGCTATAGGCGAGAGCGCCCGGACTGGTTGTTATCGGAGCTTCAGCAGACTGTCGCGCCCGTTCCTTTTTCTCCTGCTCGGTCAGTTGCGACCACGGCTTCATTTCCATGGCACCACGTGACACGCGCGGCGAAACAAAAGCCGTCAATGACGGGACGGGACCGAAGCGGCTACTCCAATGATTGGCAAATTGATTGGCGGTCATGTTGAGATTACCACCGTTACCAATAATAGCTTTTTGCGCAATCGCGTTTGATCCGTAATAAGGTCGGATCACCTGCCATGCCGGCTGATCGGCATTGGCCGGATTCATCAATGCCATGCCGCCCGCGCGGCCTTGCTGATGCATCACATAAAGTTCGCCAGCGGACGGGTCGCGGCCAAAAGACTGCCGGAAGGCAAATTGGTTACCCGCGGCTATCTGGGCCGCGCCCTTAATGCTTGATATCGGATCCCAGGCATTGGCGCCAGTTTGTTTTTCCTCGGGAAAACCAAGTTGCATCAAGCCGCGATTGCTGCCGGAGCGCGCCCGCGGATTATGCCCACTTTCGATGAATCCCGTGCCCTTCAGATAGCCTTCCGGAAGATTATTGGCCTTCTCCTCAGCAGCATAGTGATCATCGTAGGGCGACACCGCCCACATCGCTGAGGCACGATAAGATGAGGGCTGCGCAGGAGGTTCCGCCGATCCCGCCGCAGTGCCGCCGATGATCCTCGGGAAAGTGCCGCCGCCAGTCGGTGACCCCGTATCGGCCGACGCAGCCGGTGGCGGTATTCTGTCGGCGCGCGCCCGTTCTTGCTGCAATAATTCCATCAAAGACAAAATCTGCCGCACGTCGGGTGCGGTCGGCGGCTTGGCAAACAGATCTTCAAGAGCCATTTATCGCGGCCGCGGCACTGTCACTTGCGGCGGCTCCCAGTCAAAATCCGCAGCACTGCTCAAGCCAGCCGCATTCATGGCATGATAGCTGTTCAAGACTTTGCGTGCTTGTTTCGGACTGTCCCTGTTCAGTTTGGTCAGGAAAGCTTGGCGCTCGTCATAACCCATCATGTCGAGGCCGAAACCACGAACATCATGATCCTTGATCCAGTTGGCGCGCCATTGCGGAAACTTTTCCGCCGGATAGCCGACCGGATTGCTTTGCGACAATTGATCGTAGATACGGCGGGCGGCAACATCGACGCGCGACACGGCAACCAGCATCTTGCCGATGGACATGTTGCTCAGTTTCTGCAAGTCCATATTGGGATTAGCGACTTCGAACATCCGTCCCATCTGATCGGTGCCACCGGCAGCCTGCCGGTTGATATAATCCATAAAATATTTTCTGGTTTCTTCAAACTTAGAAGGATCTAAAGCCCCTTCGGGCAGCTTGATGCCCAAGGTATCAGCCAAGGTGCCGAATAACGACATGATCTGAGCGCGATCCGTTGTGCCGATTCCGGTAAATCGATCAGGTTGCTTATTGAGAATTTGCAAGCCGGTCAGCAATGAATTGACACCCTTGTCATAGCGATACGATTGATCCCCGGCATCATCATAAGGCTGGCGCAATTTCGCATCCGGATTGACAAAGCCGGGACCGGGATGCGGCGGTGGTCGTCTGGCTTCATTCGCCATGTATTCGTCTGCGCTCTCTGGCAATTTTTCGCTCACGCCACGGCCAGGCGCCGCCGCTGGTGCCCCAGGTCCAGAAGGCGGGCGAATACCAGCCTGCGCCTCGAGCGCGCCCAGTGCAGGTTGCGTCGCTGTCGTGCCGGCTCCCGATGGCGCTGCCACAGTCGGCAATGCCGCACCATAGGTTTGTGCAAACTGAATGGTGGCTCGCAGCCGCTGGTCGGGATCACGAATATGAGCAATCTCATCGAACTGCGCCTTGACCGGTCCCGGCAATTTCAATTTCGCCATCAGCCGCGCGGCATTATCCCAAGCGGTCGCATCTTTGCTGCCCCACAACGGCGCAACAATACCAGCCACCGTCTGCATCAGTCCGGTCTTGGTATCGACCGTAGCATTGATCATGGCCGGAATCTGTTGTTCAATCTCCGGCGTCGTCGGCACATTATTTTTAGCTCGCCATGGCCCATATTCCGCCCATTTCGGTAGGCCAAACTCATCGAGATTTTTCGGATCGCTGGCAAATCGGCTCATGCCTTGCGCAGCCTGCAGCCCCAATTGGCTGCGCTGCAGATTGACCATGCCCTGGCCGACATTGAGCATCTCGCCGATCGACATCGGCTGCGGCGGTTTGGCAAAGCCGGAAAAATCCAAGCCGTCAGCCATTTTTACGATTCCGGCGATGGAACGGCTTGTAGTGATTGATCACCTCGGCCATCGCCGCCTGATGATCGTAGCCGCTTTTTAATGGCGGCTCATTGTCGAGATCCGGGAAGGACTGGGCATGATGCATCATAATCGCCAGAGACATTTGTCGGTCTTGCGCATAATGCTGTTGCACCCACTGGCGCTGCTGCAAGGGATTATCGGGGAATGATTTCATCAATTGCAGGGTTTGCGGCAACGACATCATGTTATCGCCCAGCAATCGCGCCATGGTCTTAACGAATGGTCCCTTGATATCGGTCTTGCCGATATCATCGAGCTTCAGCAAATCATCATAAGCTTGCGCAAAAATCCGCATATGGCGCAGCACGGCATTGGTCATCTGCGCATTGGGGGCTGGTTGCCCCTGCGCCCCCGACTGCATTGCCGCACCGGGATTATTCTCCATCAGCTTTTGGATCGAGCCAGGCTGTGCCGCGCTCTGTTGGTTATCCTGCGGCTCGGCATCGGGCGGCGTTGCCATCGAGGGCTGAGACAACAGCGAAGCCATATCGCGCGCCATGCTGTTATGCCTTTATCCGCCCCAGCAGATTCATGAATGCCAGCTGTTGCGGTATCTGCGCCATGGTATTAAGCGGCCCCATCAGCGACTGCGCCTGGGCCTGTCCTGCGCCCGTGATGGTACCGGCAATCGGCGCTGCCAAGTTGCCAGTCAGTTGCGCGATATTCTGACCGGCCCCGGTATAGATGCCCGAGGCCGTCTGGCCTGCGCCGCCAAACAGGCTCGCCAGAGCGCTGCCCGCGGTCGTGCCCATGCCTGCAAAGCCCTGCAATTGATTGACCAATGTATTGTAGGTTCGCGATGCCAGTCCGGTGCCGAATTGTTCAAGACCCGTCAGCACATTGCCGCCACGGCCGCTGCCACCTGGCCCACCCATCGCATCCAAGGCGGTCTGGATGCCCATATTGCGGGTGAACTCGAAGCCTGGCATTTGCTGCAAAACCCGGGTCATGTCGGCACCGGGCGTCAGCAGCCGTTGCAAAGTCGGCAAGGCGGCTTGGCCAGCTTGTGCAAATGGTTGCAGCGCCGCCGCGCCTTGCTGAACATAACCGCCCAACGCGCCCGCGGCCTGCGGCACATAGCCTTGGATCGCTCCCGTCCCCTGCGCCAACATTTGCTGCAGGGTCTGCTGCGCCTGCCGCTCTGCCCCGGCGATCTGCTGACCACCAAAGAACTGGCCGATGGCCGATAACAGGCCGCCGCCCGCTGTGGCCAGGCCCATGCCGCCACCCATGCCGCTAACGCCGCTCATCATGCTAGCAAAGATAACGGACATTGCTCGCATCCAATTCAAGGAACTTGCGGAATTCCAGATATTCTTCCTCGCTCTCGGTAAACAATTCGCGTTCCAGCACGGCAATGTTGCGTTCTTCACGCGAATTGGGATGGAATGTCATCCAGACGCTATCTTGATGCGTATAAGAAATCCGCTGATGGCCTGGCGGCGTCCAATGCGCATGCGGCGCGCGGATGCGCCTCATCCCGTCGATAATCCATGTGGTGCGCTCACCGACCGCCAATAAATTCTGACATGGCAGCTTGTGAATTTTGCCGACCGTCAAGGCGCCAGCCGGAATATGCAATTCGCGAATATAGAGCCCGGGCGAGAAATGATGCAGCAGCGGACAATCGACCTGGGGATATTTCAGCATTTCTGCGGCAATAGCTTGCACCTTGGCGCGGGTATCGATCTGCGCGATTTCTTGATCCGATAACGGCATCAGCATATTCAATGCCGGAAACTCCTTCTTGACAAAATCAAGGGTTGATTACTATAATAGAAATAGAATGCAGGGGAGGGAAACATGCACGTTTTGGCATTGTTGGCTGTTGGGTTATTGCTGCTTGGCACCAAATTCGGTCGTATCTTTGGCATCGTTCTGGTCTTCGGCTGCATATTGTTCATCGTCGCGGTCTTGACTGGACCGGGGGGAGTAACCGGACCATAATCATTCCGACCTCATATCAAGGAACAACAGAAAGACATCGTCGTCCGATTTGTTGATGATGTGCCCATCCTTGCGGGCATCGACCCACCAGGCCTCGCCGGTCTTCAACGCCACCGCTTCATCACCCGCCAGCAGCATGACGTCGTCCTTGGCTTGCAAGATGATGCTAAAGCTCCAGCCATCGCGCTCGGCATTGCCGATCGGATAGGTAATCTTGGGTGACAGGCGGACCAGCACTGCCGCGGCCACGGCCATCGCGTCATTGACCATCATGGCTTCCAAGATCGGCGCCTTGAGGCGGGGCAACTCGACATGGGGCAGGCGGACGCCGGAAACACCCTCGGCGATCGATTCCAAGACATCCTGCTTCTGCATGACCGCGACCATCAAGGGTGCAGTGTTGTAATTGACCGCATAACGGAAAAAATGCTTCATGGCGCTTCCGCATCGCTAACCCAGTTGCAAGGAATGATACGATGGGGACCCATTGCCGAGCAATTGATAGCAGGTAAAGATCTGGCTCTTGCCATTGGCGAGCGAATATGAGGCGCCGCCATCGATCTGACCGCTGCCGAAAGGCATGATGGTCAAGGCGCCGCCGCTGCTATTGAGCACGCCTTGGCTCTGTCCGGGCTGCAGATTGGCCAATCGGACATTGCTGGCACCCGTGGCCACCGCATTAAAATCCTCAGTTAGCGTTTGACCGCCAGCCGCCACCGCAGTCGCTACCGTGCTCGGCACACCCGATGCGCCGCCCGTGCGCAGAAATAACGCCCGCAAGAAATAATAGAACGCCTGCGTGGCATCACCGCCCTGAATCAAAGGCTGGGTCTGTGGTTCCTGCTGGGTCGGATACAGCGGGATCATGTATCGCCCGGATGATCCTCCAGCACCACAAAGGGCGGATTCATGGCCGATTTGAACGGCCCCGACCACAAGAACCGCAGCACGGCATCATAGGCCACGCCACATCTGTTGAACGTGGGTTTGGTGTTGTAACCATATTGACCGCTGAGTAACTGATCGGAATGGCTGTAGAAGGTCTTGCCGCGGTCACGTGAAATCTGCAAGGTCATCAGCGGCGGATTGACCGATTGTCGCGGCCCGAACCCGGCATTGAAGCCAGCGCTCCACGGTGACAGGATAGTCGGAACGCTTTGCCCCGGCGCATCCTCGTTGATCATATCGCCGATCACCCGCCAGATGGTAATGCGCTCGAGGTCGTCATCCAGAATATGAGGGAAATCCACCAGATATTGCTGCGCCGTGCCGTTCCACGAGAAATTATCCTGGTCACGGGCATAAAGCTGACCATTGGCCCAGTCCAGCGACAGATTGAGATTATAGGCATAGCTCATCATCATGTCGGGCGTGCGATGCTGGATACCATTGATGTCGTAATTCGCCTCCTCATGCCAGCCGCCAGGTGTCTGCTGTTCTTCCGGTTCATAGACCCAGGTGCGGTCGGCGCTGGGGAAATGAAACAGCACAAATTCATGACCGCGGATCTGATAGGCCTGAATGACGCAATCCGCCACGGTCGGATAGCTCAGCCATTCGGCCTCGACGGCATGGTTTGAAATCCGCACGCCCGAGCGCCCGGCCCCCATCAAGGCGATGCGGCCGCCTTCGGGCGCCTGCGACAACCAATAAATCACGGTATTGAGCCGGCCAAGCGCATAAGGCCCCGCCAAGCCCTGCTCCAAAATGATGCCTGATAGCGGGCTAAACGGAAACGGAAAGGTCCCGGCATTGCTCCAGATCTCGCCCTTTTGCTGACCGAACAGCCAAATCGCGCTCTGACTATGAATCAGCGCCACGCAATTGCCCGCCCACCGTGTCAGCGAGCCGAATGACAGCGGATTGAAAACCGTCGTGGTGGCGTTGGTCGAATACCAGTTCGGCGTGCCGGGTTGGTTCATCACCAGGAAAAAATCTTGGAACGAGATGCGGTCGGCACCGAGAAAATTCGGATCGACAATCGGTGTCAGTGTTCGGCTCGGTGTAGCACCAGGCGTGGCCGTTGAAATATTGATCTGAATACCGCTCGCCGAACCATCGACGCCCAAGACGGTCTTGCCATTGTCGGCCATGTAGACGGGGTTGGTGCGGTTGGCGGCGAACTGGCCAAGGGCATGAAAACTAAACGCTGAATCGATATAATAGACCGTTCGCCCGATGGTCGCATAGAGATCGCCATTGCTCGCGGTATAAAGGCCGCGGCCCGGCCCCTGCTGCGGCGGCGTGCCCTTCGGCGTCAGGCCGGGAACCGGATACAAGGTTTCTTCGGTCGGCGCCGATGGCTGATTGCGCTCGGAAAACAAATTGATGCGCCGCTGGCCACCCGCCAGCCGCGAGGTCGACACATAGGCCTTGCCGATTGCCAGCCGCGGCATTTAGCTGCCCGACGAGCAATACCAGGCGCCGCCAGCCGCAGCAAAGCAATCGGCATTCTTGCCGGTGGTCAGTCCGGTATAGGCGGTCGAGCCCGCCGTGCCATTGATGGTGTCGGGCGTGCCCGCTGTAAACGGCGTATTCGATGAATAAATATTGATGGTCTGGCCCGTGGCATTGCCGATGAAAATCTCCTTGCCAGGCTGCGCTGTCGGCAGGCAGACATAGCCCGCCGCCGCCGATGTGCTAATCTGCTGCATGGCATCGGCATTAAGTTGCGTACAATTGGCTTGGCCGGTGGTCTGCGATACCGACAAGCCCGCCGTGTAGCCCATGCCAGCCATGCGCGTGTGCGCGCTCCATAGCGAGCTGATATTGAACGTGGTGTCACCCAGCCATGGTCCGGTCACGCCCGGCGATTGGCCGCCCCAGAATGGGCTTACCGCCGCATAGGCGCCGCTGAACAGCAGCGAGCCGGTGATCAAACCAGCAGTAAATTTCAGCATCATCGTTCTCCTCGTTTTATCCAGCCTTGACCTTGACCACATCCACAGGATCGGGTGCGCCCGCTGCGCAGATTGCAGCCGAAAATGAGCTTGCCGTTGCCGCAATCGCAGTGACAATACCAAAGCGGCTTTTGCAATATGCGGCCGGCATGGAACCGGACAATCAACTTGCCAAAGCGTTGGCCAGAAAGATCGATCAGCTTCAGTAAAAAATATCCCCATAAATGTTGTAACGCGCGCCGCGGCCCAGCACCATTGGCGGCATCGTCAGTTCTGGCACCTGGACCTGGGAATTGCGCAAGGTCGCCAACGCATCCTTGGCCAGCGCCTTGAGTTCGGGATCGGGCCGCAATCCCTTGCCATAAGCTTGACGGAGCCGCAGCGCCAAGTTGAACTTCATTGCCGCCCGCATCGGCACCGGCATCATCGACATATCCAGATTCAAGGGCAGCACCAAATTAAAAAGGTTCTTGATGATGATATGGACCTCATAGCGGGCATTGCCTTGCGGCCAAGGATAGACGAACAGATTGCCGAGTGGCACTCCCGGGTCATAAAAATAAGCCTTGGGGAATGCTACCAAGCTCTTCAGCGCAATCCGCGAGTAATCTTCCCTCGAGGCGAATACCCCGAGCGGTTGATCGACCGGCAAGCCCGAGATGTTGGCAATGCGCACATAGGCCGCTTCGATCCGATCCGGCCGGTAGCTCGCCGATAATCCGGGTGCGGGTGGTGCCGGTGGGATCCCTGGCACCAGTGCTGGCGGCGGCTGTGGCAACAGCTTGAGATCATAATCACCGCCAGAACCGACCGTGTAGGGCGTCGCGCGGCCATCGGCCGAAAACCCAACATCGAGCTTATTCCAGACCAGCCAGGTCTTGGCACCCCATTGCGCCAGCATGTCGGACAGATCGTTCTGGGCGTCGAGCACATCGGAGCCGCTCGGGTAAGGCGACTGCCCCAGCCCCATGATGCCCGCTTTGCGCAGCGCGCCAATCACCACGTCATTAACAGTAAAAGCGCCGTCAATGGCGCTCATGCAGCGGGCTCACCCTTGCTGAACTGATCCAGTGATTGGATTTCCGGTTCTGGTGATTTTTTCGGCCGCTTGACGCCCTTAGGCCAGCCACCCTTCTTCTTGACGGGTGTTTCTGCCTTCAATGCCGCGCGCTCCTCGCGCAATGCCTTCAGCTTGCTGTTGAGCGCGACGGTGCGCGCGAGCTCGACCTCTAGGGCGTCGTTCTGCTTTCGCTTGCGCTCAAGCTCGATGTCGGTCTGATCCCGCTCGCTGGGCAGCGGTGCGGCTTGCACCAAGCTGGCCAATGAGGCCGGTGCCTCAATGCTGCTGTCAACATCCGCCACCGCAATGCCGAGTGACGCCAGATAAGCCACCAATTCGCTGTAGACCTTGGGATCTTTGCAGATCAGGTCGTCACCGACCGTGTCGGCATAGCCGGCATCAACCAGTTCCTGCACCACCTTGATTGGCACCCGCTCGCCAGGCAGAACCTTGCCGCTCACCAGCACCTTGCGGGGCCGCGGGCAGCGTGCCTCGAAGAATTCCGGCGGCACCGCACGCTGATCATATTTAGCATTGGCTCTGCGCCACGGCTCGACATCCTCGGGCAGGAATTCGCGGTTCAATACCTTCGGCCAGGCATGGCCGCTGCGCCCCCAGGTGGCCCGCGGGTCATGGCGCGGAAAATTCTGCTCATTGGTCGATGGCACCAAAGGAATATTCGGCGGATGGGCCATTCGTCTCCTCCCTTATTCGGATGGACGGCGTGTTCGGAGGCTCCGAACACGCCACCAGAGTCGAAAGTTAAATTTGGTCGGGCACGATGCAGCCCCACTCGGGACGCGGATTGGTGCTGCCATAGAGAACATCGAGCCGCGTGATTTCCTGATCGGTGCCGATTTGATATTGGGTCAGCGAGCGCATCGACACGTTGTCATATCTGTGCCTGGCCGCCTGTTGCAGATTGCTCGGGATCGGCAGGTCGCCAGTCGCCATGGTGATCAGCTGCGGCGCATAGACGAAATTGCGTCGGAAAGTGATATTGGGCTGCGTCACCAGCGAAATTACCGCACTGGCCGCAGGCGATGCCGTCACGGTCTGATATTGCACCGGATTGCCGGTCACCGCATTGGGCGGAATCAGCGACGGATAGATGCTGATCGACGTTCCCGCCGTCGCGACGTTGGCCGTCACCACGAATTGCTGCAGCATGCCGGTGGTTTTCTTGGTGACGCGGTTGACGCTGTTGACGCCGGCAAGGGTGATGATATCACCGGCATTCAGCGTGCCGGTGATGGCATTGGTCGTCAACAGCGGCCCGGTTTGATTGGCGCCCGCCACGGTGCCCGCGGTAAAAGTGCCGCTGGTATGTTTGATCACCGTCTGATCCATAAACCACGTATAACCAAGGCCCCGGTACATGACGCCTTCATAATATTGCTCGCTGATCGCCGTTGCGGGATTGAGCAGACCAGTTAGCGATTGCACTACCCGCGACTGGGTCCAAGGGTCGTTCATCACCTTGCGGGCTGGCTTCGGTGCCGAGGCGTCGTCGAGCCGCGCCTGCGCCGATAGATAGGTGCCAGCATTGGGCTGCAGCAGACTGCCGTCGGCCGCCAGATTAGGCTGGATATTGCTGATCGCGCCTTCGGTATTCTGCATGATCTGGGTGGCAACATCGCCCGCCAGATTATTCATCATCGGCAGCAAAATTCGCTCGGCGAAATCGTCGAGCGACAGCAACAGATCGGCCTGCGTGAACGAGACGTCGACGTGATCCTGGTTGGCCAGCGTCAGCACAGTCTGTTGCTCGGACGTGTCCTGCACACTGATGCCGGGACCGCGGGTAACGACGAAATCGTTCGGCAATCGGATGCGCAGTTGCGAGCCGATCTTCGAGCCGGAGCGGCCGAACTCGTCATCGAATTGCCGGTCGATGTTTTTTATGAGTGCGTTACTGTTAACGAAGAGTTCGATCGCCTCTCTCGTTATCATCGATATGGTGAGGATATTGTTTGCCATGATTTAGGGCCCTAGATACATGTGGATCTCCATTGTTTGCATCGGTACTAATTAGCGCCGAGACGACCACATCGAGATTTTTCCAGTCGATTGCGCCGGTCTTGCATCGGTACTATTGCGCCGAGACGACAGCATCAGGATTTTCCCACTGATTGCATAGGCATTCCCATTGCATCGGCACTTGTTATGCGCGCCGAGACGCGCAATACCTCATCCTTGAGTTTGAGGTTTTCTGCCTCTAGCTCTTCAATTCGTTCTTTCTTCTCCTGAAGTTGGCGGTGTTTACGCCCCATTTCCTTCGTCCACCATCCCGGAGGTTCCGCTTCTAGCCTGTTGATTTTGGCCTGAAGCTCTTCGACTAATTCGCAGTGGAACCGATAGAGCCTGCATTGCGTCCATGGCTGCTTTGTCTCAAGCATCTTTGTAATGAAGACCCGAAATATTGGCGGTCCATCGAACCACTCGCCATTTCCTCGATATTCAGCAAAGATTTGATGCAATTCATATTCGTTAATCATTTCTCCTGGGATTTGCCCTAAAAGTCGCAATTTGCCCGGCTGCCCCGTCTGCAATTGCGCTATGCGTCCTGCTGCGTCAGGTCTTTCGGTATATCCAATTTTGATGAAGTTTGTACCTTCTAATTCGACGAAATATATCGTCATTAGCCTTCTCCTGATGCTTACCCATCGGGATGATGGTCAGATCCCCCACGGCGCTACAACGCCGTGGGGGATCGCTCGTTCTACTGCATGACCGCGATAAGGGTCACGGTTTCATTCTGCGGCACTGGCGCGGAGCGCGTACCGGAACGGACTTTGATGTAATTGGCGGTATCGCTCCACGGCAGCACCGGGACACCAGTGCCAGCGCCGATTTGGCGAACCACCTGAATGCCGGTAGCATCATATACATCATAGAAATTGACATTGTCGGTTGACATCTGGAACGACAATACCGCGGGTGTCCAATTGGCCGGCATTAGAACAGAGACCACACTTGCCTTGGTACAATCCAGCGCATTCGACAGACTTTCACCAGCCGCAATGGTGACTGTGCCATCGGTCAAGATACCCGGAGCGGCAGCATAAGTACCGCCAAGATAGCCAAAGAACACCACGCTCGCGGTCCCGGTCCAGGTGATGTTGCCGGTCAGATAGAAGGTCGTCGTCTGGGTCAAATCGACATGCATGGTCACCATCGGCAGCACATTGCCGGTGGTGGTCGAGGCCGATTTGGTCTGCGCCGGGGACTGCTCATTGACGGCAATGTCATCGGCCGGATCATCTGGCTGCGCTGCATTGCTCGACGAAATCGCCGCCTTCATCCACGACACTGTCGGCGTTCCCGACGTGAACCGTATCCACAATTCCCCGTTGATATTCCACTCGCCGGGCGTCAGATCAACCGACATGACCGTGGTTAGCGTGCCATTGTTGGCCGGCACCGCATTGGCAAACGTCACGATTTTGCTGACATAGCTCGCTGTATTGGCCATGATTTATCGCGTGATCTCCTGACCGACAGTTACAATCATCGCCGCCGATGATCGCCGACCACGACCAGCAGCAGCACCACCATGAGCACGGCGACATTGCCGATCAGCCAGCCTGCCAGCATCGCCAATGGCAGCAGCCAATAGCAAGTCATTGCCGCAAACTTCTGTGCCAAAGGAAGATAAAGACCATGACATTGATAAGCATCCAGGCCGCCACGATGGCGACGGCAATCAGGATGCAAGGCAGCATTACGGGATCGGCATTGCCGCCGCGGCGCTAATATGCTGGCTGGCAGTACAGGTTGACGGTGCCGTGACGCAGGCGCTGTCCATGACCCACAGATAGACCGCGCTGCCATGGCTAACGGCGAGCGAGACCGGCGGCAGATAACTCCAGCGTGCGTCGCTCGGCGTCGGGACGCTCGATGACGTTGACGCCAGCCACTGGACGGCCCCGTATTGCGCCGTGAACGCCGTCGCGGCGAACTGCACCACGCCATTTGACAGCGTGCCCAGCGTAAAGCCGGCGGTCGGCGGCGTCGTGAAGCCGGTCGTGGCGCACGTGCTCGAATCGGTCTGGGTAAACGTGCTGCCAGAGCAGAAATTGGCGGTGACGGTCACATTGAAGGTATTGGAGCCGCAATTGGTGCACGAGCCGCCGGTATTGTATTGATTGCCCGGACCGGACAGATAATTCTGCTGCGCCGTATAATTAAAGACTTGCAGCGCGACATTGACGGTGCCGCCTACCGAGGTCGTGCACGGCATCGTGCCCGCACCGTTGGTCGGATTCAAATGCGCCGTAGCCGTGCTAATCAAGGAATTATTGGTGTTGATATAAGGATCGCCGCTGCTCGAAAAAGCCGTGCAAGCGCTGTTAGGCAGAGCGTTGATCGACATGCCGCCGCCGTTGCAATTGCCCTGCACGCTGGCCAGATGCCAGATGCAAGCATCAAGCGCGACATCGGCGCCATAAAACCAATTGCCGGTAAAATGCAAGTCTCTGATGACTCCATTGGTGCTGGGATCGTTGATTCCGCCGCCCAAGGCAAACAGGCCCGAGCCGCCATTATTATAATTATTGCTTGCCGTGATATGTGGGGTGCCGTTGGTGCCGCTGTTGGTCGAACATGGCGCTCCTGCGCCGCATCCGGTCGGCCCGATAGCCGACTGATTCTGCGCCGCGTTGATCAGCGCGGCCTCGGTGTCGTTGCCGCTGAACACCACGCTTTCATTGTTGGTCGGATTATAGGTGCCCTGCCAGAACACGTTATTGATCAAGGTCTCGCGCCGGTCGAGCACCGACTCGAATGCCTGGCCCCATTGATAGCTGCCGGCCACCTGCGGATTGCCCAGCATGCTGTCACGAATGACAATGTCCTGCGTGCCGCTGGCGTACAGTTGGGTTTCGCTGCCGACGCTCAAATTAACGGTGAGAAATCGGATATCGGCCAACGTGACCGGGCCGGCACAGTTATTGAAGCTGAGCAGCCCGGCATAATTGCCGCCTGCCGTCGTCACCGAACCATCGAAAAAGATGTGCGTCACGGTGACGTTGGCGCAATTGGTGTCGCTGAAGGCCTGCACCGGACAGGCAAACGGCGACACGCAATTGACCTGGCCGAACACGATGATGCCGGGCGGGACCGGAGTCGGATTCGACGCATGGCTGGGGCCAGTCTGATAGACGCACGTTATGCTCGTACCCGCCGTGGGGCACTGCGTGGTGCCGGAGGCATTGTTGATATGCCCATAGGCATCAAAAGTATTGCCGCTGCCGGCGCCGACCAGTGTGATGGCCTTGTCGATGGCAACGAAGGCCGCGTCGGCGGTGTCGAGCCGCCAATTGCCGCCCGCCAGCTTGATCGTATCGCCCGCCGTCGAGGCGTTGACCGCAGCCTGAATGCAATTGTAGCGCCATGGCGATCCGCTGCTGCCGGTGCCGCCGCCATTGGCGGTGCAGGTGCCATCGCCGGCCGGATTACGCAAGGTGCCGGACACACTCACCGTGGCAGCGGCCGAAGCGCCGCCACAGGTCACGCTGTAAGCGGTCGTCGTGGTTGGCGATACGGTGACCGAGCCCGATACCGCGCCGCCGGTCGAAAACCCGGTGCCGGCACATGACGCGGCGCTGCTCGAATCCCAAGTCAGCATCGCCGAGCCGCCATTGGGAATGGTCGCTCCCGCCAGACTGTTGAGCGTATTGACGGCCGAAAGATAGGCGGTCTGACTTTGACTGAATTGCAATAGCGACCGGCCCGTCATCGGCGTCTGCGCTGCAGCCGTGCCGCACAACAACCAGAGGGCGGCGTTAATGCCCGGCCCAAACCGTGCAGGCCGCATCACTGAAATCCAAGGTCCCGGCGCAGCCCGATGATGACAAGACCTGAATGCTGTGCGGGGTCGTTATCGTCGCCGCCGATGCCGCGGCGATCAACGCCAGGCTACTGAGTAGCAGACAGACTAATCGCATAGACCCCCGCCGGAATATCGGCCGTGCCGATCACCAGGTCGCACGGCAACAGGCCGTTATTGGTAAGCGCAAACTTGGCCGCGTCGGTGCCGCTCAGCACGATCGTTCCGGCATAGGTGCCGCCAGGCGGATTGGTGGTGACGCTGACGGCGCCGACCACCGTGCCGGCATTGGCGGGGCCCGCCACCACCGTGGTGCTCGATAGATCAACCGACGTGATCGCTGGCGTGATCGTCACCGTGATCGAATAATTACTGGTGGTGGTGACATTGGGAACGACCACGCTGATCGGTGCCGGCTTAGCCTTGACCTTGGATTCGGCATGGCTTGCGCCGCACAGGCTTATTGCCAATAGAACACTTAATAGAAGTCTCATGGTCACTCCTCCGATCAGCGTTCGCGGTTGGCCAGCGCACGCTCGCGCTTCTGCCGACCGCGCTCGGCATACCAGGTGGCATCGCGCTCCTGCTCCAGACCAAGATCGCCATTGTAGTATTTGCTGAATTCAAAGCGCTCGTCATAGAGATTGACATAGCCGGTCGGCGCCTGCGGACTGCCGCCCACTGGGGCCATGGTCGGCGGCGGCGGCGCGCTCGACACCCGTGTCACGGGCGTGGCCGGGACATCCGCTGTCGGCTTGGGCTTGCCGAGATCGATCTTGATCAATTCCGCCAGGCGCCGCGCTTCCGGCAAGGCCCGCAATTGCTGAATATGACTGGGATCGCGGCCGATGGTGGCGGCAACATAAGCCGGGTTGTCGCACGCCATGATGCCGCCGAACAGCACCTTAATCGAATCTTGAATATTGGCGAAATTGTTGCAAATCACCTGATAATCTTCGGGAAAATCCCGCTTCAGCGCAAGATCAAGTTCTTTGGCCTTCTCATCCTGGATGCGTAGTGCCACCTCCTCATCGACAGCGCGACGGAATTCCGGCTGTTGTTGTGGCAAGGCTGGCCGCGGTTCCGGAATGCTCGGTGGCGGGGGAGCCAGCGGTGGCGGCGGACTGGCAGGTTGGCTTTGGGCTTGCGCCAATTCCTGCAGCCGCCGGTTCTGCTCACGAATCTCTTCCAATTGCCGCCGCGTCTGACCAAGCTCGACCTCCTGCCACGTTGGTTTTAGCGGTTTGGTCTCGACCGCCAGCTCCGGCGCGGGCGGCGCTGGCTCGGGGACAGGCGCGGGGGGTGTGTCCCGCGGTTCGGGCTCATCAGCCATTGGTCACTCCCTCAATGGTCTTGCGTTGTGGAATAGCGGCCGGCTTGATGCCATGCCGCTGCTGGGCGAATTGCTTCTCGCGATCCTCGATAATGGCGTGATAAATCTTGTCCTTCATATATTCGGAGACGTTGGGATTGGTCAGCATTTGCACATGCAGATCGCGCGCCATCTCATAAAAACACATCCAGTTCGGAATGCCGTTATGCACGCGGCCGGTATCACGCCACACCACCGAGCCGTCATCGCCGCGCTCGATATCGCCATGGCGGCGGCCCCGGAGATAATCTCGCACCGTTGGATAGGTGCGACCAAACGCCAGCGGGTCAATATTCTGCAAGAGCCGGTCGCCCCAGCGAATGTGTACTTTCTCGCCGAATTTCTCGGCCGCGCGGATTTTGTCGTAGACGATGCCGGCAATTTCCTTGGCCAGATCAGCCGTTGTGCGTTCCATACCACTCATACCCAAAATGATGCGGCCAACGCGCGAGGCCGATGCTGCGGGAGAACCGTGGCCATTCCCAATGCGCTTCGATGATCAGACGATAACCACCCGGCCGATGGCCGAGGCAGAGATAGAAACCATGACGCATGTCAAGCACAGCATCATAGCCAACCTGCAGGCCCCAGTGCTTACGGCGGATCAGCACGCCGGTTCCACCAACATTGACCGGGCGGTGCGCCGCAATATGCGCATTCGCCATCCTCGTAACGCAACTGATCGAGTTCGCACGGCGGTGATCGCTGCGGCTTGCTCGGCTCGCGACGCAGCAGCATTATTTCGGCGCCACTTTCTGACCGGCACGGCGCGCTTCTGATAGGGCGATCGCAATAGCTTGGCGGCGAGATGTGACCTTCGGATGCTTGCCAGCGCCGCCCTTTAATGTCCCGACCTTAAATTCGTGCATGACTTTGTGGACCTTATCGCCCCGCGGCCCCGGATTGCCCGGCTTCTTGGCTGGCCCGCCATAATGCGATTTGGCATGTTTCGGCGGCACCAGCGGATGGGCACCATAACCGCCGCGCAGCACCTCGGCGATCTTGGACTTGGCCGGTGCGTGACGGCCCTTCTCGTCGCGATGCATGGCTGACCTCATACCCGCTTTAAACGTGGATTGGCACGCTTGGCAGCCTTGCCAGCACGCCGCGTGCCCGCTGCCAGGATGGCCCCGGCGCGCTCTTCCGAGACACCCTGGCGCTGCGCAATCCGGCTCTGAACAGCCTTGAAGCCGGGATGGGCTTTACGATGCTTCGCTCTTGCCATTATTTCCTCCGTCCAGCCTTGTTATGCGCCTTGCCGATTGGCGGGCGACCGAACTGCAGTTTACCCGCTGTCGGATGATGGCGGCGCATAGCTTGGGCAATCTTGCTGCGCGCGGGACTATGATGACCCTTCTCATCGGTGTGGTGATGCTTGTGCATGACAATCCTCGTTATTGCGAAGCCAACGTCAATGTCACCGTTTGCGGCTGCGGCTTCGGATTGGCCCGCGTCCCCGAGCGTACTTTGATATAGGCCGCGCCCGAGGCCCAGCCCGCTATCGGGATGGCCGTCCCGGCCACGATCTGACGCTTAACCTCCGCACCATCCATGTCAAAGACATCGGCGAAATTCACGTTGTCTTGCGATAACTGAAAGGAAATCTCAGCGGGCATCCAGTTGGCTGGCATCACGAGAAACACCGCAGTCGTCGCCGTGCAATCAAGGCTATCAGATAATGACTGACCAGCTTGGATGGTCGCCGTCTTAACCACAATCGGTGCTTTGGCCATGGCTCTAGCCGCGAATGCCCAAGGTTGTCGGCACGAAGGATGATTTGGGTGATTCCTGAGGGCCAGGCGGGACCTTAGGCTGCTTCGCTATATCTTCGAACACTTTTGCAGCACCCATGCCGCGTTGCGTTATTCCAGCTTTGAGCATCGTCAGCGCTTGTTCGGGGCCCCATTGTCCAACCAGATCATTGAGCTGATTCAAATGATAGGCATCCTCTTCCGTCAGCGTCGATGGATCCGCCAATTGCACGCCTCGGGCTAACCGACCGGGCAATGTCCAATGTGAGACCAATTGGCCAAGAGTTACTCGCCGCGCCGCTTCCTGGCCCAAGAGTTTCTGGGTCGCCGCGCTGACATTGCCGACAATCCCAGCTTCTGAGAACGGGTTCCCCTCGACAGGCTCAAGGAATGGATCGCCTTCAATAGGCTGGAGGAGCGATTCAGGCATTAGACGATCACTCGCTGATATTCACCCCTGGCATGGGGCTTCTTGACGTACCAGTGGCCATCCCTGGCCTTCCTGGCCCCTGCCAATGGCGGTTCTTCCTTGGCGGGCCTCGCCTTGGCCTTGCCGCGGCCTCTGGAGGCCCCATTCTGGCGCGGCGTGGCACCCGGGACGGCGCCCTGTTCCTCGCCCTCAGAGGCCTCCAAAGCCTCATTCTTGGCCCGCTCGATGTCCTCAAGACTGAAGCCAAGCATCTGACCGACGGTCTGCTCAATCAGCCGTCGCAATGGTCCGGTCTCATTGATCTGAGCCAGATCCGACACCGCATTGCCCTCGGCGGTCAGCCGCCTGGTCTGGGCATCATAGACCTCGATCTGGCGCAGCTCTTCCTTGTGCCTGGCCTCTTCGGTCTGGCCCTTAAGCTTGACCTGCGCCTCGGACAATTGCTCCATGGCCGAGCCCAGCTGGCCATTCATCTGCTGCACCTGCTGCTGCAATTGCTGCACCAGGGCACCAGTCTTGCTATCATCGAGTAGCCAAGGCTGCGTGGCCTCAATCTGACGTCTCATGCGCTCGGCAACTTTGTCGGCCATCGGCCAATCGGCGGCGCGGAAGATCAGGTCGCCGATCACGGTGAGCATCTCCGGTGCCGCCTTGATGAGTTCTTTGCCCGCTTCCCATGCCTCCTCACGCTGAGTCTGGTAGGTCGGCCCAACGTCCGCCTCAACCGCATATTTGCCGACCTTGGGATTGAACAACACCTTGATGGATTGATCTTCCGGACTGCGGCCGAAGCGCTGCATGTCGCCCTTGGCGGCATTGCAACAGGCGTCTTCTTGGTTGGGATTGATGGCGATCTCGGAAATGGTGCCGTCCGAAGCCTTGATCTTTACCACCCGCTCGGTGTCGTAATAATGCGGCATCAAATCCAGAAGGATAACAGCCTCGTGTCGTACGGCTTGCATTTCGGAGTAGGTAAAGTCATAATTTGCCAATTGGCCCATGCGAGAGCGCTCATAAATCGCCGCCGGCGACCTCTCAATGGTTTGCTGCTGGGCCTGTACCTGCCCGGAATATTGACCGGTCGCCATCTCCATTTCCGCTGCAGCAATGCGGAGCCCTTCCATAAAGCCCTGCGCAGGCGTAGGCGGTGTTTGCCGCTCTGGGAGTTTAATCTCATTGCCATCGTCATCAACGTGCTTGTAGGTGAGATAAGCGGCATTGGTCTTGTTGGCGTTGGCCCAGGCCTGTTCGTTGCCTTCGATCGCGGCCGCGGCGACAACCCAAGGGGTCTTCGTTTGAAGCGCAACAACTTCGACCTCGCCTGACGAATTGTAATTATACATTCTCTGGGGATCTTTTAACGAGCGCACCAGGCCAGCACGATGTAACTGGCCCTCAATCCGGCGTTCCCGCCCGACCATGCGGACGATCGGAATATAGCGGCCTTTCAAATTGGGGTTCTTGCGGCTCGAGCCGTCGCGCCGCTCGAGGATTTCGTCGCCGCCGATCTTGAACCACTGTAATACCCGGTTCATTACCGTACGCTCTTTGTAATCGGCACCCTTCTCGCCGCTCTTGTAAAGTGGTAAATCCGCGCGCCACGCGTCGGGAATTTCGCTCTCGAGCCCGCTCCATGACTGGCCGCTCTCGTCCTCAAGATACAGCAGCTTTTCCTCTTCCAGCCGAATGCGATAATATTCGGCAACCCGCACCCCATCGTTCCGCACCCAATCATCGGAGCGATCGCGAATGAATGGCGAATTGGGCGGCGGCAACGGAATATCCGGAAACAGCCGCACCCATTCCTTGCGGTTATATTCGCTAAAGACAAAGCCCCACATCGCATCGGAGCCATCGAGCCGCTTGATGTCACAGTCGAGATAGGTCTCGGCAACGCTGAGCGGACTGATGCGCAGCTCCTGATTGAACGAGCCGTCATCCTCATAATCCGGCTGGACGCGCCAATAGCCGATGCCGCCCTCCAGCTGGCTCTCCTTAGCCTGCATCCGCACCGCATCGCCGTTGCTGACATACTGGATGTGGCGCAATAGCCCTTCCCAAATCTCGGCCGCCTGATAGCTGACCCTGTCGCCGACCGGCTTGATATGCGGCTGCGGCTGATTCTGCCGCGCCTCGTTGGCCAGCATCAGCACATGCATTTTAGTCTTGTTGATGGTCAGGCAGGGCCGATTGGAGAAATCACGATCGCGCTTGATATTGTCCGGCCATTGCCAGCCATTATCGCTGTCACCGTTGGCGAATTTCACGTCCTCATTATAGAGCTTGAGAAAGCCGCCCTCCCAAGCTTGCGCCCGCTTAAAGCGATATTTTGCTTCGTCGATAATAGCCTGGTCGCGACCTTTGAGGCGCTCCTCTTCCTGCGGACTCAGGACATCGGAATCGGCGTGGCTACGCCGTAGCGCCAAGGCCATTTAGACCGCCATCCACCCCGTTCCCGGCACGTCGGACATCGGCGGCGGGGTCCATTGATGCAGCTGCTCACTGCGGCCGCGCGCCTCGGCCTTCATGCCCATGACATAGCAGCGCAGCGCATCCGCGGCGTGTGAGGACCAATCGTGCATCGGCTCTTTGGAGATGTCCCGGATATCCTCGGGATTGACCTCATAGCGATAATGCGCTAGCGAATGCAGGCCGCCCGAGCAGGTCTTCTCGTTGAAATGCAGCCGGCCGAACAGCGCCCGTACCGCATTGATGTCGTTCACCACGCTCTTAGTACGAGGCACGACACGGACTTGGTTTTCGTTGGCGAAGTGATCGCGGGTCTGGCGCAAGATACTCTTACTGGCAACGACATGTTCATTGGCTGCGTCGTGCGGTAGATATAGTCGGCCGATGGCATATTTGCGGCTTTGGATCTGCTCGATGTAATGCGCCCAGTCGAATCCGCAATTTTCATAAAAGTCGATGGCATAATGCTGCATCCCGATTTGCTGCATGAACCACAGGCTGGTCATGTCGGCGCGGCCGAGATCGACGCCGATATCGACCGGCTTGGAACGATCCACGGTATAAGCCGGCGCGATGCGGCCGTCGGCCTGCGCCGCCTCCAGTTCCTTGGCATAAATCGCGCCCTTGACGATGCGCCGCACCTGGCCCTCGAACACCGTCAGATAGCTTTCGTAATCCCGTTTGCGCATATCCTCCATCTGTAGGCGCAACTCATTGGGAAACCATTGATTGTCGGCATGGTTCATCTCGATCAGCACGGTACGTGGCGCCGCCGCGGTCAACGCCGCCAATGCCACAGCCTTGCTGTCCTCGCTCTCATCGGCGATGGCAAACCGATGCACCGGCTGGGGCGGATCGAGCACCCAATATTTGTAAGTAAAATCGCTGTCCAGTTCGGGATTGAACACCACCCAGACCTCGGAGCCGCGGCCGAACGGGCCATGCGGCGGATCACGGCGGATGGTCGGCAGCAACACCGACCAGGAATTGGCCGTCACCTTCTCGGCCTCCTCGACCCAGCAGATGTCAATCGCTTCCATCGATTTGATGGCGGTAATGTTGTTGCGGACGCCGCAAAAGACGATGCGGGTGCCGTTGCAGACATTCTCGATCATGTGCGCCTTGGGCTTGTAGACCGCGGTCAGACCCATCTCGATAATTTGGTCACACAACAGCTTGTAGACGCTCTCACCGATCGATTTCTGAATCTCGCGTGCGCATAGGATGAACAGCTTTTTCTGCGAACCGAGCAGCAACAAAGCACGCGCCGCTGCCCAGGACTTAGCGCCGCCGCGGCCGCCATGCATCACCTTGTAGGCAATCGGCCGAAACAACGGCGCCGCCTTGGCCGGAAATTGCGCCAGCCTCTCGGCTACCACGTCGATCCCACCATCGCCGCGCCCGTCGCCATGTTGACGTTGTTGGCGCCGTGTGAG